CTTTGCTCGCAAACTCACAGTAAGTGTCTCTACCCTCAGCAAACCAAGTGGTAACATCTTCTTGTCCTGCCAACCACACTAAGATACGCGCCTCGATCTGACTTGAGTCCACATTCAATACTACTTGGTCATCAGGGGGTACAACAGATTTCTTCAGGGCTTTCTTCTTAGCATCACGCGAGGGGAGGTTCTGGAAGTTAACTTTCTCCATGCCCGACCAACGACCTGTATGTGCACCATAAAACTTTAGGGGTATAGGAAGCCAACCTTTATGTCGTGCGCCTATGTCAATGAAGCGTTCAACACGAGATTCTTCAATAGTAGATTTAGTACCCAGACGCACCGCGCATAGCTCTTGAACGAACGGGTCATCGTGTTCTTGTAGTTCAATAAATCCTAAGTCTGTTTTAGCTAGTGCCGGTGCTTGTTTACCCGTCGTGATAGATTCTTTCATAGGGCACGGTACACCTAGCTCCTCCAGTAGTTCGGCAAACTGTTTGTTACTCGCGAGTTTTTTCCTAACAGCTTCATTAGTATCACATTCTAGGCGAGCCATTAGACCTTCTAACATCTCTGCCTTCTCGTCGCGTACTTCCTGTAGGCGCTCGATCAATAGAGCATCATCTACTCTCAACTGCGGTTGAATAAACATTCTTAGGGTGATGTCAATGAGTAGATGTTCTGACTCAGGAAAGCCTAGTGCGATAATACGAAAGAGATCAAAGGTTATTTGTACATCATTTACACAGTAAGAAGCATAAGCAGACAGCTCAGTAGGCGTGAAGTCTTCAAGGCGTTTACCCTTAGCATCTAGTACCTCAGTACCTTTTTTACCAAGATTATATTTCTCTGCTAGATATTTTAAACTACCACCCACATTAGTACCATGTAGTGCCCGCGCTATACAGAGTGTATCGAAATAGTGGGCAGCATAGATATTAAATATCCATCCGAGGATTGCACCATCAAACAGAGTGTTGTGACAGATAAGACCTGACTGCTTCCAATCTATCTTATCTAACTCAATTTGTATCTCGGCATGAGTGCCGGTGTGCCAATGTATTTCACCGTTGTCAATTTTAACTGCGACACCAATCACTTGGAATCGCCGGTCTTTTATATATTCTTCGGTGGTACATTTGGTTAGAGAAAATTCACTGCTATAAAAGGTTTCGAAGTCAAGCGTGACTATCTGTTCCATTTGTTATCAGCCTCAGACTCAGTATAGGTGTCTCGGCATTCAGCACTACACCATCTACGATTGTCCTTAATTGGTTCCTCACACCAGATACATTTTCCTGTGAGGTTTTTGGGGGGTTCGCCACTGTTCTTACGCATGGCGCGAAGAGTGCTATCAAGTGTCTTTTGAACCTGATCGTTTGCTTTATCTATATCATCAGCCATCAGTCGTCGCAGTTCCCTGTTGGACAAAATCTCCGCATGAGCATGTCAGCAGTCTCTTCATTAGATAGTTCAGCAACCAAATCTTTTTCTTTAACTGTGTTGCTATAGGTTTCTTCGGGTATGGGCGGGGTGTTTTGCTCGGCTATTATACCGCGTAGCTTCTGCAAGTAGAAGTCAGCCTTAGCCAGATCCTTTTCTGGAGTTCCTTTGCGAGAGTATCTCCAGACATACTTAATTACTTGCGCCACACACACGCTAGTCACACCACACAACCCCTGAGTTGCACTTTCAATTGCATCAATGCACTCTACTTTGCCCGCAGTGTAGTGAGACGGGTGGTTTACATCATCCGAAATTTTCATGGACATCATCCTGTTGACTCATCATAATATTTATCTGCTCTTGAACAAGAGCTTTATCTAGGTGACCTACAAGTAGATCATTTTTATTTTTGTACCCTAAGTGTTTGTATACTGTCTGTAACATTGTTCGAACTGTGCCTATTGTCAGGTCCATTTTTGCACAGATTTGAGGGTTGTCATTACCACACAGTACCAATGTATAAAGTTCATGTTCACGAAAAGTCAGGCACATTTTGCGCTCGCCTTTTAATTTGCGTCCTACAATCATTACTAAATCCTCTACTATTTAAACTGATTAATCAGCCACTCTAGCTGATTCACGTTGGTTTCGTCAACAACTAATGGCTGGCCGCCTGAACTTGCGATGTCGTTGAGGTGTTTTAATTGCAGGGCTGTGGGTTTATTTTTCCCTGCTTTAGCTTCAATACCGATAAACTTACCCTTATAGCAGCAGATAATATCAGGTATACCCGACGACCCGTAGCCCCCAGTGGATGCATAAAAATAATATGCGCCCATCTTTTTAAGAACCTCGCAGATTTTTAGCTTAACCTTCTTTTCGGGGGTCATTGCACTTCCCTAACGCTAACACTAATTTCTGAGGGCTCCCAGGCTTCATCTTCGACAGCTATCGTCTCTGCCTCTTGCTCGCTGTAGGCTTCAACAATTATCGGCTCACAATACTGCACAATGCTCACTACATATTTCTTTAGTTTAGACTTCGCCTTGATGGGAATTACTTTCGCTTTCTCCATTGTATATATCCTTATCTTCGGTGGTAGGGTTTATAAGAGCCATCGTCGGTATCATCACCCACGAGTACAGGTCGCTTGGGGAACAGTATCTCGTCCCTCTCTTGTGCTTGTCGTAGTCCCCGAAGGTCAGCGTCTCGTTGTGCCTTAGAGATACATATCTTCGAGGCGCTAGATAAAAAGTATTTCTCCGCCGGGTTATTGCTGGGCAGTTCTAGGTCTAGTTCCAATTGCTCGGTAATCTGTTGCATATTTACTTCCTCTGTAATGATTTCATAATCCGGTGAGACGACTCAATTTTACCCTTGTCATGCTCGCGTTCACCTTTTCGCATGAGAAGCTCTGCTTCGTGAAACTTCTTGGCTTTTTTCAATCGCCTTTCATTGTGCGGGCGCATCAGCACCGACCGTAGTCTGGGTCGGGTTCATACATAGCACAAACCTCTTTATCTACCAAGTCTTGAAAGCTCTCCGACTCAACGACTAGGTGAATATGATATAACCATATAGCCCCAAGATGATACATATACCGTTTAACGTCTGTAGGTTTTCTACAATCACAATCACCGGCGCATAGCTCTAGAACAGCTTTTTTAAATATTTCGTGGGCTTCTTCGTCTGTCCGAACGACTAGTCTTGGCATCTCCATCGTGAGAAGATCGCTGTAGTCATTGTCTAGCATCTCTGTCAATATTTTATTTTGAGCCTCACAATGATTATCCTCATAGAATGATAGGAATAGTTCATCAGCTTCTGGCGGGTCTAAATTTTCGTTTGTCATGTGTTACTCCTCAGTTGTTAAAATTAATCAATTAATATGGCTAGAATTATAGCTATTACGATGCCCGCCCAAATCGGTAGGCTATTATAAGTAAACATAAAAAGGCGGCGCTGTTCACGCTCTAATCTTTTGCTAAACATAAGTTTTCTGTGCTGCTTCATGCGGTTCCTCCTAGTGTTTTTTGCCGGACACTGGCTTTAGTTTCCACAAGCATTCGATACACAGCAATAAATGCCCTTCGGGCTTTACCATTACCTCGTCCAGTAATTCCGCAGTCACCCACCGATCCATCTCTGGAGTGAGATCATCAAATTTATGTCCGCTTTTTTCTTTCTGAGTACATACCACACACATCCCTTTATCAAGATGTAATAGCTCCATACCCTCCATTAATTTTACACTATTGCTCATCACTCATCTCCCGCTAAGATAAATAGCAGGGCGACAACCATTGTCAGCCCTAGACTCATCACTGTTAGATAATCCATTAGATTTCCTCTCTTTTGTCTTGGCTTTTAGGGGACATACCTAGGAATAAACCTCTAGCTTCCACAGCACTTCTAATTTCGACTAAAGATTTTTTTCCCAAACCAGGAGTTTTTAGCAAGTCAACCTCGGTACGCTGAATCAGATCAGCAACAGAGTAAATATGTTTAGCCTTTAAACAATTTGCAGAGCGCGCCGTTAACTCTAGGTTATGAACTGAAACGAATGACCAGATAGCCTCCTCCTCCTTAGCTTTTCTAATTAATTTATTTTTGTGCTCCCCAAAAAAACTTTCTGTTTGGAGTAGATTATCTTTATGTTCTTCAAGAAAGCTTTCAGTTAGCTTTATAAGTTTGGCGGAAGACCTAATGAGATTTTCCGTTAGTTGATATACAGAATTGCTATTCATAATTTTATCCTCTCTTATGGGTAATCTTAAACTACTTTCTTATTGCTTGTAAAGTTTCGCTCTTTGTTGGCCTCAAACATAGCTAAGGCAAAGCCTCGTGGGGTAGCAGACCGGATGTTTTTGGTCTTCAACGATTTACCGCCCAGCAGGGTATGCTGCTTAGAGTACTTATAATCTGCGGGTAGGGGTACAGGCTTAAAGTTAGGAAAAACAAACGATTCTCCGCCGGTCCAGATACACGTTAACTTAGTGTATGCATCGAGCGGGGCTATATACTTTCTCCACTCAGGGTTCGGGTGTTCAGCCTCCGCTGCAGGTATATACCCGCCAAACTCAAAGGGGTCAAATACATGGTTAGGCTTGCGCCATTCTGTTGATATAACAGATACAGGATTTTCGATAAACCAAGGACAACCCAGCTTCTCACCAAGCTTGCCGGCAAGGTAAACCAAATCCATAGCTTCTTTCCTATAGTTCGGATTCGCTTTTAGCTTTTTAGCAAAGTGAGGCGCCCCGCTTACAGCTAGGTCAGTACACGGCGGAAAACTAAATAACATGTGCACACCCTTTAATAGTTCTGGGTAGTCATGCTCAAAGTTTTTAGCGTCACAGCCAATAGCGTGTATGCCCTCGCCTAAGTGATTAAGCGTTAAGCCTTCTGGGTGCTGGGTATCTACACAATAAACATCGTAGCCGCTTGCCGCCCAAGGTTTACCCATTTCGCCCGTATAATCAAATAACGATATTATTTTAGTGTTCATGATTGATCCTCTAGATTTTCATTAGATACAAATTTCAAAACTTCTTTAAAACTTTCTGTGCAAAATATAGGGGACTCGCCGGACCCGTCGTCATACTCTCGCATCACACAGAAACGAGCGGGCAGGCCGTTGCTTTCTAAGTCATAGCCGATAGCGTCAGCTTTCAAGCGCCGGATTACAGGACACCACGAGTCAATCCATACTTGGTATCCCGTAGGCGTTTTAAAACTGGGTAGCTCATCGCTGTTATAACTAACATCAACCCAGCGCGCTGGGATATCCAAGTCAATAGTAAAATTGCTCCACTCATCAGTTCCCAATTGAGTTTTTTCTTTTGCGTCCATTATTTTTTCCTCATTATTTTAAGTTCTGTTATTACTGTGAGCCGGTAGGACCTAATTAGTTCCCGACCGATCTTCTTTTTTTCGCCTAACCTTTTTTGCACGGAAAAACCAGGGGAATTCCTGGGCAGCGCAAAGCCCTTCAGATTTACCTAAATTTTCAAAAAACTTTTTTGGGCTGTTTCGCGCGTCTCTCGCGCCTTACTCGGTATCATTTATGTCTATAGCTTTATCCTCGATTAAGGTTATCTATAGCCCCATAAAGGGGCTTTCATGGTTACCTAGACCAATCATCAGTAGACTTTGTTTAGCGTGTTTAAATAGGCTTGCCCGTAGTATTCTGCAGGATCGACCTCGAAGCGACCGCACTCAGATTTGGTGGGGTCGAAAATTTCACATCCGTTGAATTCGAATTTTTTCTGGTTAACTGTTTTTAACACCTCATCAAAATCATCAGACTCAAAAAACCAATCGTCTATTGTTTGATTATCATCGTCTAATCTCATCACGCAAAACCGATTAGGAAATTGGGTTGAGTCGGGTTGATCGATCCATACTTGAAACTTGTTCGCCATAAAGCTCGGCAATTCATCATTACTGTAGCTTATGTTTTCCCATGTTGTGGGAATGTCTAGGTCCTTATAAAAAGCTGTCCGATTATCCATTAGATTTACCCTCTGCCTGCTTTAGTTCAGTCATTGCTAGACCAATTTTGTACCACGTGAACTCAGAATCTAAATCAGGACAAGTCCACAAGTAATCATACAGATCTTTAATAGTGCTAAAAGGTATACCATTTACAGTAATTACATTATTCATCTTCACCCTCTATTAATTGGCTTATTTTTTTGGAAAGTTTTTTTATGGTAGGTACGCCCTCTTTTAAAGTGGCATAAAAGATTATTTCGTAGTCAGTTGCTTTAATATTGCCAAAGATACTGAGGGACTCTATATATTCCTGCACGCGACAGTATGCGCCTTGTTCTAGATCATCTATTGAGAAACTAAAAACGCAATTTTGGTTTTCATCAGTGGGATACTCGAACGAAGGTTCGAGCGTTTCTTTGTCTACATCATTAATCAACCACGGGCCGGCACAAGCGGGTATATTTGGGGGTTCATAAGAAAAATGGAAACACCCTCCGCCCGAATGATATCCCTCTAAACCATATTTTTGCATCAAACTTTTTTCAATCTCGTTTATCATGTTGTACATCCTTTATAGGTTATCTATAGCCCCATAAAAGGGCTTTCATGGTTACCTAGACCAATCATCAGTAGACTTTTATTTCTCGCCATATAGCTCATATAGCCAATCATTCTCGGCGCTGAAACTTAGAATATTAGAGTCGTATTCCTTTTCTAAGGACATATCGATATCAATAGACCCTACGACCTCGTTTAGTGCCGGATCATAAAATGACAAGGCGCCTTCGCCGTCGAACTCTAAGCGGGCCACAATCTCGACAAAATCGTCCGATCGTTTAAGTCTGTCGCTGTCGGTATAGCTCGGCGTCCAGCATGATATTAGCCAGCTGTTAGCTATGGCCTCACTAATGGCCGATATATAGGAATAGCCGACGCCTCGGTGTGTATTAAAAACATGCCGGACGACCTCCAATTCTTCTAGGCGCCAGCGCTCGGCTGGCTTTGTTTTTTGGTCGCCGGTCCGGCAATATTTTAGGGCATACCTAGGGGGATCGGTCGGGGTGATTAAGTCTTTCATAATGTTGTCATCCTCTTATTTTTTTGATTAATTGCATGACGGGAATCACTAGCATACCTAACAGACAGCCGGCAACGGTCCATCCCATATATGCAAAATTGAGAGAGACGGCGAACCCTATCGCGTCCGAAAATGTATTCCCTAAGCCCGCAGAAATACACGCTAATAAAATTGGGTCCGCCTTTATATTCTCAAAATATTTTTCTAGATAATACTCAATACTACAATAAGAAAAATACATCGACAGAATTAATATAAAATTATCCATAAAACCAAACGTAATAAATGTAATCATGTTTAAAGCTCCTTTAAAAATTCCTTAGAAACAAGACTATCTTCAGATAAATAGATAGTATGTTCTGTATCAGAATTGCCACAATGCGGACAAGTTTCAACAAAACCATTTATTTTTTCTGAATAAATATCGTTACATTTTAAACATTCAATAATCTGTATTTTATCCATTTATGCCACCTCTAGCGTTGGAATTAAATTATTAGCGTCAACAATAAAACCTGATCGATCTTTTTTTGCCTCTCTACCTCTAGCATATAAGCCCACTATCGAACCCGCGGGATCTAAAAAACGTAGGTCATCTACATTACCGTCAATAACAGTTCTATCAAGAAACGAAACGGGAATTTTTTCCTTGTCTCTAAACACTACCGCCACATTAATATTTTTATGTTTTTTAATGGCGTCTTCTACTATGTTTTGATAGCGTTCGGTCGCTTGGGAATAACTAACGGTAAGATAATAATTTTTAGGTAGTTTTTTATTAAGTCTATTGGGGCGCTTAGTGTAGTCGTAAAAGATAGCGTCAAATGATTCCATATCAATTAGACGTTCGTAATCAATATCGGATGTACCATTTAAGCGAATGCAAGCCGTTGTACCGTCTTTTTTACAATCGCGAATAAACTTTTTTATATCTTTGTCTAATATCTCAAGAAATAATTTTTGATCGCTTTGAAATAGGTCGGTTTTTTTCTGTCTGGATATATTGATAGAGGGGAAAACGGCGCTCATTCCCGCGTTGACTAAGCAAGGCCCCAAACAATTTGCCATGTTCGGCCCGCTCATGGGACAGGTTTTTTCATTGGGCTTCATGTATACAATTGCCGTTGTATATTTTTCGTTGTCGCTTTTTATGGTCTTTGCATTGGTTCCGACTGATAATAGTTTGTATGTTCTAGCCATGTTATTACTCTCTTTTATTTAATGTTATTTATAAAACGGTTTTTATTTTGGGTTTATTCCATTATTTATATCTATTCTTAATTATTTTTCTTATTTCTTTAATTATATTGAGGCAGTATTTCTCGCATAGTTCTGTCATATTCCTGTGGGCGTCTATCGATACCTCATATATTCCCGCCTCTAATTCATGGTAAGAATCTACCCTTGCAATCTGAAGCAAGATATCTGCTACGCTTTTAGGGCTTGGCGGTGTTAGGTCAGGCTGTCCGACGTCACTTAGTACTGATTGCATAAAACCGAACAAGTCAGGCTCATGCTCTGAAGGCATTCCAACGGCCAATTTAATTTCAAACATTTTATTACTCATAATTATTCCCTTTAAAAATTTTTGTTTTCGTGATTGTTATTAGTGAGAGCCTAAAAAATTCTATTAGTTCCATTTAATGACTCATTTATTTAACGTGATATATTCTAGACGGGATTGGGTCGCGGTTTATTCCACGTTATTTATATTATTTTTACGGTTCTAAGTTCTATTAGTGCTTAATGACTCATAACGGAACCGGAACCGGCCAAATGTTGGACAATGAAAACGCCGGAAAGCTAGACGCTATCTATATATATTAATATTATTATATTCTTCTTCTTCTTCTTTATTGCTTAAAGTTCTTGGTTCTGACTAAAAACATAGGACGAAAGGTTTAGGCTATTGCACCGCGCTATTGGGTCAAGTGATTGCCTAAATCTACCAACTAATAAAAGTCGCGCGCTATCTAATAAAAACAAGAACCAAGAACCGACAGCCGGAAACGTAGGCCGGCCAAAGCTTTTAGCGGTTCCGGTTTTCTTATAGTTCTCATTATGGCGCCGGCTATTAAAGAGAACCGCTTTTTTCTGCCGACTACAAAGAGTCATAAAGAGAAGCGACCGGCGCGAATAATAAAAAGAACGCGCGTTTTTATATGTTATCTATAGTGGTATCTATTCGTAGATTATGGTTTTGACTTGGGTAAAGCAGCTGAATGCCAGGCGCGGCGTAGCTTTCAGGCGCTGAGACTTGGGTGCTACTGTATATATAGACATCGGTCGGAGCCCACCCCGTGGCGACCCCCCAAAATATTTCCTGGCTGGCGGATGGACCTATACATTGTAATCCGCTCAAATAATCCCAAGAATTTGTAGGATCCACACTAGCTAAAATAACCTAAGTCGTTGATGTGTATTCACATTCCTTGCAACAAAGCCCCACCCCCCGATTACCGGCACCCACCCCCTATGTTTTCAAAAGGCAAACCAAAAAAATATTTCGCAAAAATTTCTCAAAACCCAAGGTACGTTCTCCCCCCAAGGTACGTTCTCCCCCCAAGGTACGTTCTCCCCCCAAGGTACGTTCTCCCCCCAAAAGGTACGTTCTCCCCCCAAAAGGTTTCACGTGGAACAGCGCGAAGTTGCACTATGCAAAAAAGAAATCTATACTCGGAGACTTAGCTGCAAATAAACCCCAGGTGTAACAGCGAACACATGCAAAAACAAAAAGTAGACCTTAAAGACGCAAGCACTCTTCAAGCCATCATGCCTAATATAGATGTAGGTATTCCTATTCCTAAAAGTTCTAAAGCTGCCTTACCCAACATGACCCCTCAAGAAGAGCTTACGATGCGTTCTAACACTATTAAGTTAGTAAGCGATTTAGCTGATGAAATAATAGAACCTACAACGGAAGACATAGAACAAGCAGAGGATCTAGCCAAAGAAATTATGAAGAACCCAGAATTGAAGCCTGAGTTCGGTAACTACCCGAACGAAACTATTGCCTACCTAGCGGGCCTAGTAGCGCAAACCAGTCACATGGTGGCGAAAGACCTAGCAGATATTAAACTGTCTGTTCTTAACGGACTACTACAAGAAGCATCACTCGCTCAGACCTCAAGAGAACGCATCTCTGCCTGGAGTAAGATAGGTGAGATTGATGGCGTGGATGCATTCAAAAGAAAAACAGAGATTACTCACATTACTAAAAGTGGTGATGAGCTAGAGAAAGAACTACTGGAGACAATCAACTCTTTAAAAAGCAAAGTCATTGACGGAGAACACACGGTTGTAGACGATGATTAGCTATGAGGATCTAGAACTATTACAGAAAGCGCTTCCTGATATGTCTGAAAAAGATAGACAGAGGAGCTTGACGCTACTAAAACAATACCAGAAAGAAGTGACACAGAAACAAGGGACAGACAGCTTTTTAGATTTTATTAAACACGTCTACCCCGACTACAAAGTAGGAGCACACCATGCAAGACTGGCACACTTGTTTGAAGAAATTGCAAACGGCAAAAGAAAAAGGGTTATTGTTAACATCGCACCTCGTCACGGCAAGTCAGAACTTATATCGTACTTGGCGCCCGCGTGGTTTTTGGGTAAGCACCCCGCGAAAAAGATCATCATGGCTTCGCACACTGCAGATCTGGCTGTTAATTTCGGGCGCAGAGTTAGGAATTTGGTGGGTTCAGACCCGTATAAAGATATATTCCCTGATGTCTCACTTCAAGCAGATAGTAAGTCGGCCTCTCGATGGGGTACTAACTTTAGTGGGGAATACTTTGCAATTGGTGTTGGCGGTGCTTTGGCTGGGCGGGGTGCCGACCTATTCATTATTGACGACCCACACTCAGAGCAAGATGCGAAACTTGGAAAGTCGGACGTTTTTCTACCAGCA